AATAAATTGAATATCACTTTTTTTTATTTTCATTTGCTAATGCCTTTAAATATTTCATGTATTGATTCCAGTCGAATGTTCCTCTAATTGAGTTTACGTCTAATTTTTTTACCCACCATTCTGTTTTTGAAATTAGTGAAAGATTTGTTTGATTGTTTGTTTTCATAGTTCTAAGGTTACTTGTTTTGTTTTTGATTTATTAATAATTCCTAATGCAGTTTCAAATATTGTTTTGCCAGCTTCATAATCTACAAGGTTACGAGCCATTTTATCTTTACGTTGATTACCTTTATATGTGCTTAAATCTATATTATGCCATTTTTGTAATTCTGCACCTCCTGTATTAAAAATTTTAGAATCTATTTTTCTACAATTTAACTCTTTTGGTAAAATAAAATTTGTCCAATACAAATGCCTACCTCTTTTTTGTGCAGGTATTAATGGATTATAATATGGAATAACATTTTCAACTACATACTTTCCTTTAAAATAATTTTCTAAAAATATTATTTCCTCATATAATATCATTGAAGGATATTCTGCTTTATAGTTTTCTCTTTCGCTTTTTGCTTGACTATATCTAACCCTACTATGACTTGGACAAGGAGGTGAACTCCAAATAAAATCAAACTCTTTATAGTGGTCTAACAAGTATTGGTGAGCATCAGCTACTATTACTGTATCATTAGGAAAACGCTCTTGATATAATCGTGCAGCTTCAGAGTCTAACTCAACAGCAGTAACTTCAATATCTTCTTTTACTTCGTTCCATTTATAACGATTTCCGCCTAAACAGGCATATAAATTTAATATTTTCATATTCTTTTTAAATTATCAAATGTTTTACGTTATTGCTTTAGTTTTAAAAAGGTTCTTTTTCGTTTAAAAATTCTTTATTTTCTTCCATTGTTGACTGTTCAACTGTTACCCAACTATCTGCTGTATGGAATGTCCCATCTTCAATATATCTTCCTGAACTTAAATCATAAGTGTATTCTGAATGTCCAATAGTTCCCCAATGTGAAAATTTAACTTTCTGAACGTAAACAAATGTTTTATTTTCTCCTGTTCGGTAAACTGAAATTCCGTTATCTGTTTTATTGTAAAAGTTTGAACTCCCAGCAATATCATAAAGGTTAGGTATTTCATATTTTCCGCTTTGTTTATCTTTATTTATTTTTCTTGGATGAGCAACTAAAAAACAATGCAAGTTATATTGTTCACAAAATACAGATATTTTTTCTAAACTTTCTCCAATATATTTAGTTTCACTTTGATTGTATTTGTGTTCTAATTTATTCCAAGCATCAATTACAAACGCATCTAATCCGTATCTAATCTTTAAATTTTTAATATGTTCTAAAATACTTTCAAGTGTAAAATCTTTTTCAGGTTTAATAAACCATATTTTTTCATTCATTGCCTTCATACAGATTTTTACTTCAAGTTGATTCATTCTATTTCTGTATTGTGAATCCCAACTTTTTCCAATTATCTTTCTTGCTATTTTACTAAAATGAAGTTTTGTTGGTTTATTTTCAGGTGAGAAAAAAGCTGTTTTCCATCCATGGCCTAACATTAATCTTATAACAATTTCATCTAAAAAATCAGATTTTCCATGACCTGGTATTCCTGTAATTGTTGTAATGTAACCTTTTACAAAAGTTAAAAGCCTATCAAATTTTTCAAAGCCTACATTAACACCCCTATCTAATCCGTTTTCATATAAATCAAATATTTCATTTTCCATGTCTTGAATAGTAAACACACCTTCAAGTGGATAATCTTTTGCATCCTGTATTGATTCAATTATTCCTTGTATTCCGTATTTGATTAAACATTCATTTGCATCTTTACAATCTTTAAAAATAACTAACTTACATTTTTCTTTACCTAATCTTGTTGCAAACTCTTCTGTTAATTGTCTGCCAGCATTATCATTATCAAAACAAAGATAAATTACAGGAGTTTCGTTAAATCTTTCAGAAATGTAATCAAAGTATTGAAGATTGTTATTAGAAACATTTGCGCCATTAGGAACGCTTAAAACGTTTTTATAGCCACTTTTATACATTGATAAAGCATCAATCTCACCTTCAACTAAAAAAGCGTTTAAATCGAATTTAAACAAGTTTAAACCATAAAATATAAGTTTAGAATCTTTATGGAGTTTAAAAGACTTTCTTCCATCCCTATATTTAACATTTATCAATTCATTATTTTCATCAAAGTAATTAAAGTGAATTGTATTTTCTTCTTTTTGAGTTTGTGGCATCCACTCCAAACCTTCGGTAATTTTCCAAGTTATTAAAGTCTGCTGGTCAATTCCTCTTTTTTCAAACCACTTAATTGCTTTGTCTGATAATTCTGTTTTGTTTTTCCATTCAGGTTTAACATAGACTTTTTCATCAATTTGAATTTGCTTAGGTAACCAACCTTTATAATTACAATGGTTACAATGCCAAACTTGTTTATCTAAATTAACTCCTAAACATTTATCAGTTTTCTTTTTACGCTCATGGCTACATTTCGGGCAAGTTGTATAAACCTGACCTGTATATTTTCCGTTTGGAATTATTATGTTGTAATCTGAATAAGTCATTAGTAATGATTTTGTCTTGGGTCTGTTGGGTCGTATTTCTTTTTACCTATTTTATTTTCATCTTTAAACCAAACTGATTGTGCTTTCTGTTTCCAGTTTTTCACTTTATTACCTTTTGCATCTTTCCAATCTGAAACATTGTAATAATTATAAAATTTTTCTGCAACATCTTTTCGATAACCATTTTCAATAAAATAATCCTCAACTTCTATTATTGTTATTTGTTTATTGTTTATTGTTTTATGTTTATTTATACTATCAATGCTTTGTACTGTGCTTTCATCTTGCTTTATCATGTGCTTTATCATTGCTTTATCAAGTGCTTTATCATGTGCTTTATTAAAATTTGATAGAGCAATTATGTTACTGCTATATTGATTTTTAGATTTTTCAATCATTATAATAAATCCAAAATCAACTAAATCATTTAAAGTTTTTATATAAGTATTATAAGAGCGAATACCTATTGCCTCTTTTGCCATTGTAGTTGGTAAACCAAAATTTTGTTTCCAACCTAAACGATTACAATGTTCAATGCAAAAAAAATATAAAGCTATATGATTTGGAGTAACTTTATGAGGATTTTCAAAACTCCAATCAAAAAAATTTCTTGAAAGTTCGTATGAATTCATTTTAAAAAAATACCCACAAAACACAAAGGCTTACCCAGTAGTACAGAATGTACATTCGGCAATGTGATTGTGGGATTATTTTTAATGTCATTTTTAACTGAGTAAGCATTGCAAATATACAAATAAATTTTAATTAAGATACTACTGAATTAAAAGTATAATAAAATATATGGCAATTATTTTTAAACTCATAAGATGATAAATCAAAAATTGCATAAGCATTTTCGCTATAATTAGCTAATAATACTTTTGTTTTATCTCCGAAATGAATGTTATCTGATTCTGTAATTCTGTAAACTTGATTTTCAATTTGCTCTAAAATTTTAAAAGGTTTATCAAATCCATGTTTAAAAAAATCTTTTAGATTAGTGATAATTAATTTTGTTTTCATTGTTTTATTAAATTAAAAAACCCCTAACGATTCGGTTTTGATTACTAATCAAGTAAGGGCTTAACTCCTTACACCGAACCATTAGAGGTCTAATGTTTTTTTTGTTAAGCTATTTTTGAAATCGGTTAGTTACTCCGATAGTACAAATATACAAAAATTATTTAACTTTCCAAACCTTTATAAAATTCATCACGCATTGTTGAGTTCATAGTATGATAAATATCTCCAATTTTATCTAAATACTCAACGTCTGTTATGTTTCTTTTTTCAAGTTCTTCAACTATTTTAAATCCTTGTTTTTGCCATAGATTAAAATCAGCTTTCATCTTATGTTTAAATTTACCAGTTAATTGTGTTGATTGCTCAACTGTTGACTTGAATAAACCAATTAGAAGATGTGATTCAAATTCTACTTTTGCCTGTTCAGTTGTTAGTGCTTTTTCCATGTTCTTTAATTTTTGATTTGTAAATTTTAATTAGTTCTTTAATTTCATCTAAGGTTAGTTTAAGCGCATCCCCTCTTTTATTCATTAGTCTATTGTAAGCATCCTGACCTATTCTTAAAGGTAATCTTAACCCGTATTCAATTTGATTGCCATGCTGATGCTGATTGCAGTAAACACATTGCCCATGTACGTTATCTTCATTAAACCTTAAGTTTGGGTAACTGCCAACA